ATAAACTTTATCCCAACTATCACAGTGCCAATCATAATATTGGTTATGTTTATATTTTGTAAACTGACACGATTCTGATCTATCCCATTCAAAGTTCCAACCAGCTGCTTTATTTGCTTCGTGAACGTATGGATGTAATTCTTTGTATATCCAAGTATCATTTAACCAAACTAAATTAGAGTTTCTTTTTCTTTTTAAATCTTTAACTTCTTCTTTAGATAATTTTCTATCTCCATAACCACCAGTTCTTGCCATTGTTTCTTCTTGTTGATTAGCATAAGCTATTACATCATCACAAAACCTTGGTGTAAGAACACCACTAAAATACCAATAGTAATTAGATATATTCATAAGTTATGGTTTGAACAAAATTCAAACTATCTTTCTGATCATTTGATACAATATACATATTAGTAGATGGAAACATAACAAACATATTTTTTTTAAGTTCTATATCCCAACTTCTTCCCTTACGTCTATTATCATCAAAATGTATTCTTACCCAACACTTATCAACTTTAACTCCGTAAAGCATTGTAAAGTCAGGTGAGTTTCGAAGATCTACTGGATCAACATTTAATAAAGGTTTAGATATTTGACCAGGTTTATAAATGTCACCCCAAGAATCTTTATTGACTAAACTAATACCATAATCAAGACCGATAAAGTCTCGCATATATGTATTCAACATATCCCAAGTTCTTGAAAATGGAAATTGTTTATTAGTAAATGAGGATTGTAAAATATCGTTAGTAAGTTTTTCTTGGTCTATCTCAAAACCTTTCGGCATATCGATATCACCATAAAATAGACTTTGTTCTGTTAATACTTTCTTTTGCATACCACCACCAGATATATATTATGATTTAATGTTTGTCAATTACACTTCGTTATTAAGTGCACCGTCATTCAATACCCAACCAGCTGTATTGTCTGCTTGGTAAGCATTCTCATCCCAGTTATATCCCCATAAATGAGTACCTGCTTCGTTTTGTGAAGTTTGTTCTGCAGTTAAAGCAGGTGCATCACCAATCGGTGATTTCCAAGAAGCTGAATCATTATGTTTTACCCAAGATGCATATGGTTTTTTAGGCCAGAAGATTTGATCATCTTCATCCCAAGTATAACCTATACCTGCGTAATTTCCTCTAAAAGGTGTTCCACCATTTTTATGTTGTCCACCTTGTGTGTTGTAAGAAGTTTGAATCCACATTTGTGCAGGCCAATTATTGTGTTGTTCTAAATATTGTTGACCTACTGCTTCGTCTTCTACTCCATCAGCATTTAACATATCAGAATTATTCAAGGTTAAAACTTGAATTACTTTTCCGTTAACTCCTAATTTTGCAAAATGTGCCATAATGTTTCTCCTTATATATTAATTTTAAATTTTAGTAAACACATAAATATTATTGATATTTGTATCTAATAACAACTATACCTGAACCACCATTACCACCATTAGCGTCACCTGATGGTATATTATTTCCACCTGGTCCTCCATCACCTGTATTATCTCCTGCGTTAGCTGCTGCACAGGTTGAAAGCGTTCCTGCTGGTCCTCCAGTTGCACGTGCTACAGGGGAAGCTGTTATATTAGTAGTGGCTCCAGTTCCTCCTAACGCACCGTGATTTGGTTGTATATCTGAAGGTTCTCCTACTGCAGTTGCTCCACCTCCAGCTCCACCATAACCTCTACTACTACCATCTCCAGTGCCACCATTGTTTCCTTGTGGAGGAGTTACAGAAGGTGTATTTCCGCTTCCTACTGAACCACTATTATAACCACCTACTCCACCACCCGATCCACCTGGAGCTCCATTATCAGAAGCACCACCTGGCGCACCTCCAGATTTAGAACCTCCTCCACCGGCTGTAGATGTAATCGTTGAAAAAACTGAAGGGTTTCCATTACCTCCACTATTTCTACCACCGGGTGCAGTGCCTGGACCTGATCCAGTGCCTCCACCTCCTCCACCACCAACTGTAATTGGAAAGGCGGTTGCTGTTACCGTAATTCTATTTCCTGGTGTTGGATAACCGTCTAGAGGGCTAGCCGTATAAGGGGTTACTGGATTTTTTAGTTCTCTAAAACCTCCTGCTCCTCCTCCACCAGCAGAATAAAAACCTCGTGCTGATCCACCACCACCTCCACCACCAGCTACTACCATATAAGAAACTATATTTTCAGACGCACAACTTGCTACTTGAGAAACTGTAAAAGTACCAGGTCCTGTAAAAGTATGAATTTTACAATTTCCACAAGTTGTAATTGTACCACCTGTTGCTGTTAAAAAATTTACACCTGAAAAAGTTGATGAATCATCTTGTGTTGCTACCCATCCTTGAGTTGCATCTACATAAACTAAAACAATAGAAGCACCATTTGTATCAATAACAACATCTGTAGCGGAACCTCCATTTATTGGAGATCCATTTCTACCTATTGTTAAATTAGCTGTTGCAAAATTACCGTTGTAATCTTTTACGGCAACAATATTTCCTGCACTTGGCGAACTGGGTAGTGTCATTGTCACTGCTCCTGAAGCGGCAGTGTCTACAAAATAACCTTCACCATTAACTGCTGTAAAATCAGTTGTTTTTTTAGTTGTTTGCCAATCAACAGATCCCTCTCTTCCGAATCCTGTCTGCGTTCCATTGTTCGTGATTGTTGCACCAGCAGGAATGGTAATAGTGTCACCACTATCTCCTAACTGAACTGTACCACAATTTGTTCTTGGACTAATTTTATTTACTTTTACTTCACTCATAATTTACCTATTGATATTTATACCTTATTACAACTACACCTGAACCACCATTTCCACCATTCGTTTGTCCTGGAGAACCACCTTTTCCTCCTCCACCACCAGAGCCTTTATTAGTATCACCATTTCCTCCTGGAGTTCCTGGAGTTCCACCATTTCCTCCACCACCAGATCCACCTGGACCACCAGCTCCTGTGCAAGGTCCTGTTGCTCCACCACCGCCACCACCAGCTCTAGTTGTTGGGCTTCCTGAAATTACACTTGTTGCTCCTGCTCCACCAGCTCCCATAGTTCCTCCACCTGTACCACTTGTTCCAACTGCTGTCGCTCCACCTCCACCACCAGTTTGTAAACAAGGTGTACTTGTATTAACTCCAGCTCCTCCATTATTTCCTTGAGGGGGACTAACTGGAGGTGTATTACCAGTTCCTCCAGAACCACTGCCTTCAGAAGATCCACCACCTCCTGATCCTCCAGGTCTTCCTGGAAAATTAGGTGCACTAGGTAGTGAAGCTCCACCACCTCCACCACCAGTTGAAGTTATTGTTGAAAAAATTGAATTTGAACCACAAGATCCCACTACATCATTACTAGTAGAACCATTACCACCAGCACCAACAGTTATTGGATAGCCTTGAGCTGAAACTGGTAAAGCTGAAACACCACTACCTAAAGGAGAAGCTGTGTAACAACCAGATGCTGCACCTGAAGATTCTCTATAACCTCCAGCTCCACCTCCGCCACCACCGTGAGCAGGGCTATTTCCTGCAGCTCCACCTCCACCACCAGCTATTACTAAATAATCAACTGTAGATGAACCCAAAGGGTTTCCTACACCAGAAACACAAAATGTTCCTGGACTTGTAAAAGTGTGAATCTTATAATCTCCACAAGTTGATTCAGTTCCACCAGATGCTGTTATAAATAAAGCACCATATGCACCTGAATCATTTTGAGTTGCTTTCCAACCTTGTGTTCCATCCACATAAACAAAAAATACTGAAAGTTGATTTGTTGATAAAGTTGGATTAGTTCCTACTCCGTCAAAATTAGAACCATTTCTATTTATTGTTACATTATTAGTAGCAAAAGTTCCTGCATAATCTTTGATACCTACTATATCACCAGCACTTGGACTTGCTGGCATAGTCACCGTTATTGCACCTGAAGTCGTATTTACAAAATAACCATTCCCATTTACAGCAGTAAAACTAGCTGTCTTTGCTGTAGTGTCCCAATTAACTGTTCCAGTTCTACCAAAACCAGATTGAGATGCACCTGATGCTAAATTAATAGTATCGCCTGATGCTCCTAATGTGATTGTTGTACCACATTGATTAATTAAATTTCCACCATCTGCTGCTTGTATGTCATCTGCTTTTACAACTGAACCACTGATCGTAGTTGTTGCACCGCATTTAGTGACTACTGCACCGCCGCATTGGTTTTCTATGTTATCTACTTTTATTTTACTTGTCATAATTATTGAAATTTATACCTTATTATTACTATACCTGAACCGCCTGAACCACCATTTCCGCAAGAGCCGTTTCCGCCTCCACCACCACCGCCTCCAGTGTTGGTTGTTCCAGCTGTTCCTACTCCTGGAGAACTACCAGGTCCACCTGCTCCTCCTCCACCAGACCCACCTGCTCCTTGATTACATCCATTATAAACGCTTCCACCTCCCCCACCAGCTCTTGTAACAGAAGATCCGTTAATTGAAGTTGCAACACCATTACCGCCATTTCCACCTGAAGTTGGAGATGACCCTCCACCAGCAGCACCAGCACCACCACCGCCAGTTCCTCCAGAA